TCCTTTGATTGTCAACCGATCTGTTTCGTGTGGTGGCAGAGTTCCAGTAAATCCAATTCGAACATTAGAATTCGACAGTTTTAAGAAAATATTTGAAATCTCAAATGACTTGGAAGTGTGGCATTCATCAATGAAAGCATGGGTAAATTTGGAAAAGAAATTAGCATCATTCTTATAAACTGCTTGCCAGTTGCAAATGGTGAGTTGTTTTGAATAATCTTTTAGATTGCCACTAACAACTCCGACAAATTCATTTGGGTCGAACCCGTTATGAGAACTATAGTCCACAAAATCAGAAAATAACTGTTTAATCAGCGAAACGTTTGGAACAACTAAGATAATCTTTGGAGATGGGTGATGTTCGAGAAACCACCGAATGACGCTATAGATAACCAACGACTTTCCACTTGATGTTGGAGATTCTATGATTATTCTTTCCTGTTTAATACATTGTTTAATTGCTTCTACTTGATAGTCTCTCGGTTCGATTTTTTTATTATATGCGTGAAGATTTAAAGAATTGATAAACTCCTCAATTTCTTTATCTTTAACACCCGATTCAATAAAGATATCTTTAAGACGTTGATCAACTTTGATTTCAGCTTCGGTGTGGAAAAGATCTACTATATATTTGTATGCTTCTTTAAAATGACCAATCGCCATCGTATGCGTCTTGATGTTAAAGAAGGCAACTTTTCCATCCCAATTGCGTTTCTTATATTGTGGGTGGAATTGATATCCTGGAGCGAAGTATTTGAATTTCTCATGAAGAGTTCTATAAACATCTTCGTCAGCAACGAGCTTGAATTCGGATGAATTTAGATAAGAAAAATGGATTAGCGACATGCACTATTTATACCACCCCAGCCAACAATTTTTGAAACTCAATTGCATTTTTGATATTGAAAGTTCGTTGCATTATTCCTTTAAGAAAGTCTGCACAGAAGTCAACCTTTTCCTGTTGAATTTCAATCTTTGTCGTTAACTCTTGGAGCTTCAAATCGGATTCGAGATATTTGTCGACCTCACCCCGAAGAATCTTCACATCCAATGGTTCTGCTTTATATACGGATGGGTCAGCCCGACCCAAATAATATTCTCGACGCTCAATATAAAGACGTCTCCAATCCATCTTATACTTCTTCATTAACATGGATTCTTTGGTTCGAAAATTAAGCCACTTCGCATGCAATGCAGAAATTTTCATCGACTCTTTGCCTAACATTGCTTCATTTATAACCGAGTCTTCATCCGCCATCTGCAACAATTCTTCTAATTTCATTCAGAGCCTCGTCGTTCCTCACTGTTTGATTATTTGATGCATTTGGCGAGTGTTAAAAACAATAAAGACGGGTCATTATGTCAAAAAGACTCGCCAAACACATCAAACGTATAAGTCATTGATTCTAAAGAATAAATCTTACTTTAAGTTAATCATATAACTAATTGATTCTAAAGACAAATTGTTACTTGAAGTTTGAAATTGACTAACTTTCCGTAATGTTGTACGCCAAAAATTCTTTGAACGTCAAAACGTCTTCTTTTATAATCGACCACTTCTTTCGCATCTCAGTTCGAATTCCAAGTGCCTCAATCTTTGGCTTGATTTGTTTATACCATTCAACGATTTCTGGAGTATAACCATATACATCGATGGACAAAATGTATTTGGAAAGATCGAACACTCCAGATTTGTTTGAGATGATTTCTTCTCTTTCTTGTTCCTTTCTGCTCACTCGCTCTTTGTGTGTTTCTGGAGGATTAAAAACATCTTTATGCTGCATAACCAACCCAAGAACAGGTCTAACCTTAAATTTGTCACTGATTTTGTCCCCATCAAACGCAATTCTAACACAAAATCCTCGTTTAATTGACAAATCTCCGTCTTTTAGGACTTGTTCGGGGTCTGTGCTCAACTGATAGTTCCTTGTTGTTGACAAATGGCCAAACATTGAAACAAACGTCAAAACATCTCCCTTGTCATGGAGCTCTTTTTGATACGACGCATCGAGCAACTTGTTGAGTGCTTGTGGAGTAGTAAAATGATACAACACCCCAACTTGTTTCCCCTCGGAAATCATACCGCAACGTCTACATAGAAATTAGCAAAAGAAAAACTAACATCAGCAGTGATGACAGAAGTGTCACTATCCGTTACATCTAAGTTCAAACCACTCAACGAATTTGGGAAACAATTGCTGAACTGGAATGTTGCAATCCTATTCTTCTTATTGGATAGAACTTGAACAGAAATGTCAGATGTCATGTTCAATACCGGATTCTTTAACTGTGGCTTCTTGTCTGTTAAAAACTGTGTATATTCCTCATAAGATTCTGGGAATGCATATCCTTCCATCCAATGCTTGATAGCAAGATAGTTTGACAAATCAGATGTTATAATAAAAGTAAATGACAAGTCATCATATACTATATTGTCGCCAGGTATTGATAAATCTTTGAATGGTGTTGGCAGTTCTGCAGCAGACACATTGATCCCAGGTGTCGAAACATTTTGACAAGTATAATTGATGGCTGGAATTCTGTCAATTACCGCCAAAAACGAATCTGTCTGAAGAAAGTTGATAACCTTGGGTTGCCCATCGATATCAATCGTCATTATCAGTTTCCCTTGACGAAATACCCAAAGCAGTTCGACCTTGACGCATCACGGTGTCAACAGTCGAAAACACATCTTTATATGGAAGAAGAGACAATGCGTGAAGAATCACATTGATTTCTTGTTCAGTCAATTCAATTGCAATTTTATTTTCCATCTTAGATTTCCTTAAAAGTCAGAGGTAGGTTTCAACTGCCCAGAGGATTGTGAATCCTACCGCAAGAACAACAAACGGAAAGACTACAAAAACCAAGAACCATGCTAAAACCAGTTTAGAGATCAAGTTAAACATTCAGAAACTCCTTCATCGCGATGACACCGTAAAACCCTGGCCTTTAGGCCAGGGATATAAAGCGTGCTTTTTAACTTGTTCCAGTATATATTAGTGAAATAATTTTGTCAAGTGATTTGACAATAATGATTTCGTCAAAGGTTGAATCGTTATATAAATACATGTATGAAACAATTACTCGCATTCAAATATCGGATTTATCCGACAAAGGATCAAGAAATCCTCTTGAGCAAAACCTTTGGCTGTAAACGAGTAATCTTCAACCACTATTTGGAAGTGCAACAAACTCGATACAAAAACAAAGAAAAGAATTTAAGTCACTTTGACATCAATAAAGATATCACCAAGTTAAAAGACGAAAAGGAATGGTTAAGGGAAGTCGATTCGGTCGCTCTACAATCTTCGGCTGAAGATCTAACAAAAGCATACGACAATTTCTTCAAATCCGTAACTGGTAAAAGAAAAGGTCCAAAGATCTCACCACCGAAGTTTAAAAATAAACACTCCAGACAATCATATAGAACTCACTACGTTCACGTTAATGAAGACGGAACACTGCACATTCCAAAAATAAAGTCAGTCAAAGCAGCCATCCACAGAGAAATTCCAGAAGGATCGATAATTAAATCGGCAACCATTTCGAAAAATCCCGATGGAAGATATTACGCATCAATATTAGTTGAAACAGAAGTAGCACTGCAACCAATGACCTATCGGGAAGTCGGTTGCGATTTGGGTCTCAAGGATTTGTTAATCACTTCGGACGGGTTAAAGTTCAAGAGGCCAGACGAATTACCAAACATTGCGAGAACCAAGCAATTGTTGAAGTTGAAGCAAAAACAGTTCGCAAGAACCGTTAAAGGTAGCAAAAATCACGAATCTTTAAGACTTCAAGTGGCACGTTTGTATTCGAAGAGCACTCGACAAAGAAACGAATATTATCATCTAGTTAGCAGATACTTAGTTGATAATTACGATTCTATCTATGTCGAAGACTTGTCGAGTAAGAATATGTTACAAAACAGGAAGTTGAGTCGAGCAATCCATGAGGTAGCTTGGTCAACCTTGTCTGGAATGATCCAATACAAATCATCTTGGGCGGGTCGCACGTATCATCGGATTGATCGTTGGTACCCAAGTTCGAAGACTTGTTCTTGTTGTGGCCATAAGCTCGAGAAGCTCGACCTTGGCACCAGAGAATGGACTTGTCCGTCTTGTGGTGTTCATCATGACCGTGATTTGAACGCTGCATTAAACATCCTCCAGGTCGGGCAAGCCGACTGCTATGGAGAAGCAATGAAGTCGCAAGCAATAGGCGACTTGGGACTAGAGATCCCAACGGCCCTACAGAAAATGATCGTTAAAATCGAGAGATCCAATGTTATGTTGGTTGGTCATGGGAGTGGGCAAGCTACGTCTTTTAGGGCGTGGTAGTTGATATTCTTCTGAAAAGAAAGTCAACAAAAAACCCAGCTATTTCTAACTGGGTTTTTGTGAACTATCTAATTATTATTAGACCAGATTAGCAACTTCTGCTACACGATAATAAGAGTTGGTACGAGTGCCACCACCGAACAGTGGGTTAGCAGTCTGACCATAACGTGTTTTAAACGCAATCTTTGGTTGGAAGGTGGTTGGGTCAGTTG